ACAAGCTGATGTCGGGTGGCCTTGGAGAGTTCGAGCCTCCGAACCCGATCCAAGGCGCTATCGCTCAGTTAATTCAAGGAATGGCGCAGCAGAAGATGAACACGATCAACGCGACAGTGACAGAACGTGCTCCAGATGGACAGTTTGCGCCCGCTCAATCGTTTGAATGATAATTATAAGCCTCCTTTCTTAACAGATTGAACATGGCACGCAGAAAGAAAGCAAAGCGCCGAAGATCGCCCAAGACAATTAGTCTCCTGAACATAGCTGAGTCCTACGCGTATGCGAGCGTCCTGCTTGGCGGCGTTACGGGCAATACTCCAGTCGGCTTCCTCGGATTCGACGGATCAGGTGGAACCGGCGGTGTTGGCTACGGCATGACCACCACGAACGGTTCGATGACCCTCTCTTCAATCGTCAACGACCCTGGTGCTTCCTTCGATTCCATGAGTTCCATGTTCATGGCTAACTATCAAGCGATGGCTGTGAGTGCGATCGGCATCGGTATCACCTTCAAGTTCGCGAAGAAATTACTACGCAAGCCCATCTCCAACGTAAATCGTAACCTAATGAAGCCCCTGGGCATCGGAGTGAGGTTGTGATCCTATGGCAACGAATACAGTTACGGGTAACCTCGTCTGCAGCGACGGGACAAACATCCCACTCAAGACTGAAATCGCAGAAGCATCAGAATCCTCCCTCGGCACAGATTCGGCATACACCATTGTCAGTCAAAATGTGGGCGATTTCGCTCCTGGAAAGACCATCATCTCTGGACTGGTATCATGCGACAACGGCGTAGGCTACTGCTACATCCTCTCCCAGGGCCTCGTCGCGGCGATCGTGCCCTGGTCAGTCAAGGGTGCTGTCACTGATGGAAGTCCAGCATTCTGCCAACCATACACGCTCAAGGCCGGAGACATCGTGAAAGTCATGAATTCCGCTGCTGCTACGAGATTAGCGGCAGCAGCCGTCTATACTGCGAGTGGAGTCTCAAGGATTTTTACGGTCACCGTATCTGGTGGCGCAACAAATGAGCTCACGGATCTGCAAACTGGGAATTCGATTGGAAATACGCTCCAGGGCGACCGAATCACGAAATGGTTCGGAACGTCTGTCGACGGCCTCTTGATCGAGACTCAAGGCTTCTTCGCCGTCGATGCTCTCGGCAACGTCATCGGTTCTTGCAGCGCAACAGACCCAGTTACTCAACAACCAGCGTTCGCAATGGCCAATGTACCGATCGCACTGAATTACAAGTTCCAGTTCTTGACAAACGCCTGAGAGTGATCTTATGGCGAAGATGACTAAAGCGGCTGGACGCCGAAGATTAGCAGAAATCCTCTCGAAGTCGAAGAAGCTCTATCTCAGGGGATTCATCTCGACAAAAGACCTCGACTCGATCGAGCGGATCAGCAAGACCAGATCGAAGCAGCTCAAGTGAGGACGCTGCCGATGGTGCTTGTTCAATCTGTTCAATTGCCTGGCTATGGCGGTCAAGCAGCTCTTCCCCCAGGTTATCGACCATCTGACTTCCCTGGCAATGGCAAACCAACTCCACCCCCACATGTCGGCGCTCCTGGTGTGCCTGGAGCACGGCCCACAGCACCAGGCGTCGGCATACCCGACAACTTCTGGGGATTCGTCATGCTAACCATGGGGTTGAGATGAAGATGGTTCATTCTTTGACAGGCTCGATCAGTCCTCGCGTGTATAAGTTACTGAAAACAACCGACCTGGACAGCTTGTCTGATGATGATCTGATCCTGATAGGTAATCCGATAACCATAGAAGAGCTGAATCGAGAGGAAATGATTCGCTTAATCATCGTCCAGTTCGCCAGACTATCTGTCAAACAAGAATGGGATGGTCTGTTAGGATGAGATCTGAGGACAGAAAGCCTTCGAAGAGGGTCTTCCCACTGCTGCAGAACCTCGACCTGGACTCTGTGACATTCGCCCAGGTGCAGGGAGTGGGCGATCCTATCACGATCGAGGACATGAACGAGCAGGAGATGATCGACCTCATCATCGTCAATCTGGCACGCCTGGTATGTGCTGGTGAATGGACTGGTCTTCTCGAGGCTGGAGGTGGCGCCCCTGGCCTGAAGATCGTCACGAGTACGATGTCGGGTGGCGCCTACGATCAGTTCAACATCGCAGACGCCCCTCCGTATGGAGAATCGTCAGCAACTGGTTCGATGGAGCAAGTACCGTACGTCGACGAGCTGTTCCTCTGGCCCTTTCAGGCGCAGAAGACTGGCACCGTGTCTTCACTCGGATTGAAGTTCAACTCTGCCGGCGCGTATGAGGTTGTGATCTATGAGGTCGACGATGAAAACCTGCCAGTCACCCTGATCGTCAAGGGAACACTGACAGCGTCGGGCGCAGAGACTGTCTATCAGACATCGTTGACCGGCTTCGGCGGGGGTGGAGCAGGAGCCATTACAGTGGGCGAGACTTACTTCTTGGGGATGGTTCGGGTTACCGACAGTCCTCAGGTCTTCTGTGCAAGTTACCTCAACCGAAATCGATGCGCTGCAACCGACGCCCCATCCTCGACAGGAGGGACCTTTCTTAGAACTCCGACTTACAACACGGCGTCGGGTGTGCCCGACACCATCGATAACACTCAGACATACCCCGCCAGCACGGCTTGCCCGAAAGCGACCTATGAGGTGTCATGATGAGAAAGTGGGTCAAGCTCCATGGAACAGAGAGAATCGAGGAAGGTGAGTTCGATGTCTCGTGGGAGTCTCTCAGACAACGGCGAGATGCAGCTCTCCTGCAGTGTGACTGGCGCGCTGGAAAGGACGTCGTTCTATCGACAGCCTGGAAGGACTACCGCCAAGCTCTACGCGATCTCGGTGGCTTCGCCTCGAGCAACGATGCTGCAGACAACTGGCCGGTGAAGCCAGATGAGTGACGAGAGCTTCCCCGAGCAAGTTCAACGGATCGTCGTTGACAACGCATTCGCATTCGTCCTCGGCTGGCTCCTGGGCGCGGGGCATGTCCTGTCCCTCTTCTCTGATCTGGCCGGTGCGTTCTCATGACCAAGAGAAAGCCCGACCAGGTGATTGAGTATCGCGTCAGCCTGCAGGACAAACAGTCCGAGCAGCTCGACAGCATGATCGCCGCTTACCAGGTCAACAAGATCGCGACTCCTCTCGTAGCTCTTCTCAGCGATGGCAGCGCGATGCTGATCATCGCCGGCCTCCTCGAGGCTTACGGAATAACCGACATCATCCCGAACGACATCATCCAGCAGATCAAGGACGGCGTCTATGATCAGTTCGGGCCAGCGATGGAAGCGGTCGAGTTCGCGGTCGACATCGTCGACCCCAGAGAGGCTGGCGAGCGAGCTGGGAAGAAGGTGGCCGCCAGTCCGATCGTAAAAGCCTGGGTTTGGCTGTTGACCTCTGGAAGAGTCCTAACAGCTCAAATCAAGGAATAATCCAGAATCTCGAATATCAGACTCACTGGAAGGGGTGCTGAAGGCTCTCGGACGAGGGGGGGATGGGGGTCTGGACCTCGCAAATACAGCAATCGAGCGAATTCCCACATTCCATGCAGATCATGATTATTCTCAACTCTCGCTCGGAGATGCAGGGATCTAGCTCGCAGAAGAGCTCTTCGTCATCATTCCAGTCTTCCAGAATCATCTTGTCTTCTTGTTCGTCCGACATGAAGTCCCAACCCTCCCAGTAATCCACCCAAGACCAGAATTGAGAGTTATTCATTATTCTCACGCACCCAATCCTCTCGCGATACGAAAATCTGTCGCCCCTCCTCCTGGAGTTCTATCTTGACAAACCAATCTTGGCGGCACATCGTACAGTATCGATGCCAGATTAAGTATTCAGAGCCAGCGAAGTATTGAATCTCAAGACTCACAGTCTCGAATTCAGCATCGAAGGCCTTCTCACATAGACAGCCCATTCAATCACTCTCCTCCTCATCGAGGAATGGTTCAATCGATCCGCCAACGGCGGCGGGGCTGATCTCGTTCTTCTTGACCATCTCCCCCCATTCCTCGAGCTTTGACGCTCTGGTGAATTCGTCGATCGCAGGTCGCCGCCTCCAGTGCTTGTTCCTGGCTTGACGCTCGTGTTCGAGCGCAGAGTGCGGCATGTAGCTGGGCCGTTGCTCAACTCTCACCGTTGCTGGCCTTCCGCGCCGCCCTGGGCGCCGATCTATCGTTGCCCGTACTCTCTTGCCACATCGGAGGCATTCGCGGTTCAGACGCTCTGTGTGGGGTTCCACCTTGTAGATCCACCACTGTCTGCACTGGCCGCACTGCCAGAGTCCCTGCTTCATGACCGACCCTGCCTCTTATCGCCCTTAATAATACCGCCACAATTGAAAGGCTCTCAGTGTATTGACTACAGGGCGCCACTATTCCGAAGGTATGCCACAAAACACGAAACGCAACCATCAATAGTGGCAGCGACTCTGGGCGGGAGGGTTGGAGGGCAAAATGCGAGGAAGAGAGAGGTATTATGGACGGACGACGGCTGGAGGACGGACATGGTAGCCCTTGAAATCGCAATTTTGGCCGGTTTGGGCCTCCTGAACCTCGCTGCGATCGGCTTTCTGGCTCATTGGATCAGAATGCACCTCGATCAAGGACTCCAGGACATCGATGAGAAGCTCGCGATCGCAATTACAGCTCTAATTGACAAGCTGATGTCGGGTGGCCTTGGAGAGTTCGAGCCTCCGAACCCGATCCAAGGCGCTATCGCTCAGTTAATTCAAGGAATGGCGCAGCAGAAGATGAACACGATCAACGCGACAGTGACAGAACG